ATCTCTTTTAATTCCTTGAATAGTTCCCCATTTTCTCATTGTTTCGTTAGTAATTCTTAAAGGGGTTTGTCCAGAAATAAGCCCTTCTGTAGCCATAGTAGCATCAGTTAAATCCTCTAAGATATTAACTACTCTAGGAGTCTCAGGTTTTTTTAACAGTCTTAGTTCTGCCATTAAAGTTGCCCATAATATCTCAAGATAGATTCAACATCCACGCCTTCTGCTTCATATGCTGCTCTATCATTTTTTAACTCCTCTATGTCATTTGAAGTTTTAATATTCTCTACAATCCTCAAAGCTAATTCTTTTTTGCCCGGTTCGTTAGCGTACACAGAGCTAAAATAAACAGGAGCTCTTTGTTTAGCATCTTCAAAATGTAAAGCTTTTTCTTCTTTAGCTAAAGCTGTTCTTTTTGAAGGATACTCTTTACCTAAGGCAACAACAGCTTCTTTCCTATCTACCCCGGGTGCTCTTAATCCTTTAAGGATCTCATCGGTAGATTTTCCATTATTAGATTGATACTGTTTATAAATATCATCAATACCTAATTGCTTTGAAAGCTCCGGGAAAGATACTCTGAGCTTTAATAGAGACTGAGCCTTATCATCCTTAGTAGCATTTGAGCTCATTATATCAGTTACAGACTTTTGAAAGGCCTTCATTTGTTTTTGTTTCTGTACTTGTCCTAAAAGAGATGCAAGTTCTGACATCATATCTGTTGCCATTCCAGCCTTAGTTGGCTCTTGAAAAATCGGTGCTCCACCCCTACCATGTCCAATGATCGGAGATCTATCTTTCGCCCCACCACTATTCTTAGCTCCCTGTTGCAAAATAGACATTACAAGTTCTCTCATACCCCCGAGGCTTGAACCTTCCGCCATCGGGTTAAATGGTAATTTACTTACTGGAGAAACATTACCTCCACTATTCAAAGCTAATTCTTCTAATCCGGGCATATTATCTCTCCTTCTTTGTAGAAAGCTCTTTAACAGCTTCTATAAGATAACCGATAATCATCATCGGTTTTATAGCTTTAATCCCTCTTACAGTAGTTACCGCTTCCGGCATTATTTTCTCTACCTCTTCAGCGATAACTCCTCCATCCTTTCTTTGGTTATGTTTCCAATCAAACGAAACTCCTTGAAGTTTATTAATCTTATCCAAGGCTCCGTTAATTGGTTCAATATTTTTCTTTAAAGTAACACTACTCATCGCTGCCCCAACCTTAGCAGACTCTATAAATAACTTAGCCATTTCCACATTCTTTTCATAATCACTTGGGGTTCTATTTACCCAAGGGGGATTACTCCAAGCTTGCTGTGCTAGCCCTCGTTCTCCAAGACCATATTGTGAAGCAAGATTAAGCAAAGTCATTCCGGTTTGGATATCACCTTGACGAAGAGCCTCTATTCCCTGCATCTGAGCAAGTTTCATTGTCTCATCACCGGTTCTTAACTGTTCTCTACCCATAACAGATTGAGAAGCTAAATTAGATAAAGTGTCTGCCTTTACGCCTTGATGAAACTTTGATTTGCCCATACCCTTGCCAAACATTTCACCTTTCAGGTAAGGCATAACGGCCTCAGTCGATTGTTGCATAAAGGTATCTTGCCACTCCTTAAGGCTTGCCTCTCTTTCAGGAGAGGTTATACCAAGGCTAGAAGCAATAGATCTTCGTAAACTAGCGAATAGCTCAGTATCTTCACCCGAGGCTCCTCCTAAGCTCCAAGTGCCACCAGCACCTTCAGCTCCTTTATTATATGTAGCTTTTCCCCAAGGTGTATCAAACCCTGTCATTTCAGGCGGGGTAAATGTCGGTGTTTCATATGAAGCTTTATCATCTTCCATTTTTAAACTCCTCTTTCAATAAACTAACAAGGATTAAGTTCTTAAACTTATCTCCTACTTTAAGTCCTTTCCTTATAGTACCTTCTTTTTTAAATCCTTCCTTTTTACAAAGAGCCAAAGACTTACGATTAGTCTCTACTATCTTTGACTCCACCCTTTCAAAACCAGCACCATTAAAACAATGGCCTAAAACAGTATGTAAGGCATCTTGAGCATAAGTATATTTACCTCTCCTAAGTTCTCGGGTAATCCTTTTGCAAAAACTGTATCCATGATCCCTGTAATATTAACCGAGAAAGAACCCGGCTGAGTAAGATAAACATAGCCACCTCTTCGAGTATTTTTACTTTCCTTGGTATGAACAACCCAGACAGCTAATTTATTTAATTGTAGATTAGTCAGTAGATAAAGCTTAGATTGCTCTTTATCCAAATCTTTAAAACAATAATTGCCCATATATCCTTGTTTATCTTCACGATGTAACTTAATAAAATGATCTAAATCAGTCGGAACCATAGGAAATAAAACAGTCTTTTTCCCATATAATATCTTCATTCTTTTACCCCCACTGCTACAGTATCCCAATTATTCTTCTTCATTTCTTCTCGTAATCTATTTAGATTATATCGAGGATTGACATATTTAGGGTTGATATCAATAGCTTTAATCCAACATTTTTCAGCCCCCTTAATATCTCCAATGTTAGCCTTAGCACATCCCAAATTAAACCAAGCTATTGAATGTCTAGGAGATAATTCTACCGCCCTATTTAATATCGGAAGAGCTAACCCCGGTCTTTGATCCTTGATTAGAAGATCTCCATAATTTATATGAGCTTCTACTGATTTAGGATGATTTTTAATATTAACCGCATATAATGTAAGCTCATCTTTGTAAGAAAAGGTTATGCTTATTGTCCTTATACAATATAAAGTTAAGACAGAAGCCAAGACAATATGTCCATAAGGTATTAAGGTAAAAAGACTTGCGAGAGACAAAACAAGCCCCATTAAAGGAACATACATATATCTCTCAGCGAAAAGCATGTTGTTATGTATGATGTTAATGCAAGGCAGAAGAAATACTACATACCATACTATTCCTAATGAAAAGGCCGGGAGAGTTGTTCTAAACATAAAGGCCATTGTTCCTATAGTCCCAAGGATGATCGCCCCGAGGATTGTTTGTAACCCAAACTTATCCCATTCTTCCTCATAGGCAAACATGTCTTGATGATAAAACCCTAGTTTAAAGGGTATTAAGGCTATATAGAAGTAATAGACTAAGACCTTAATTATCATATTTAGCCTCTTAGGAGAAAACCCCACCTTTGACTTGTCCCATTCAAACAACTGTATTCTTCTTTTAAGCCGCCAATAATAGCATGGCACCCCTATTAGGAATAGGCCTATATAGACCATACTTAGCCCCGTAGGCTTATAGAACATCAAAACAAGGGGTAGCATAGCCCCCTGAGGATGAGTTAAACAAGCTAGAACCAATAAAGGTAAGAAAATCAAGGGGTTTTCAGCATATAAGAAAGCCGTAAGTATTAAGAAGCCGACCAGAGTATAGCCTCTACCGCTTATCCACGCTACTCCTTGATTAGTGCAAGGATGGATTGCAAAAAGCATTGCAGAAATGGTTGCAATTTCTTGACCAAATAGCTTATTGACAAGGAGATAGAATATAACCACTGCCGCTAAGTGATATCCTAGGATAACTAAATGCCACATTTTAACATTTCTGTTAAATAACTTAAACCAAATGTTATTTAAAATATCGGTGAGGAAGCCCCAGAGGGTTATTTTAGAGACTCCCCCATTACCAATGCCAGCCTTATCATCCGAGACAAGACCGCAGGTATGCACCCTAGAATATCCAACTATAGCTAATAATAATGCCCAAATCATTTTAAAGCTTCTATTTCATCCTCCGTTAAACCAAGAATAACCAATTTATCTTTTGCACTGGCCTTATCAACAATCTTCTTTTGTTTCTTCTGTTCATATTTAATATTATCTTGATCGGCTTTATCCTTCTTGGCCTGTTTTTCTTGGTCTGTTAATTTCGTTAATTTTCTAACTGTAATGTATTCAGGAATCTTCTCTATCATTACAGGAGCTTTCCCTAAAAACTTACCCGAATGTAAAGGCACATAGACTTCTTCTTTAGTCATATCAGGTTTGTATTCTTCATGGACTAAAGTAAGCATTGATTTTTCTTCAGTTGCTTCGCTCTTTAATTGATTACAAGTTTCTACATCAAGCAATATTATTTCATGTTTGGTTTCGTCATAACTACCAAAGGGATGAGGCACTTTTTCAAAATTACCTCCGTTTCCATAAGCAGGATGGTCAGGGGCTTGATAACCTGAGATAATTCTTTTTGTTAGTTTATCTATAAGCAAAAATATCCACATATCTTCCCCTGATGCGGTTATATATCTTTGTGAAGCTGTTGTAGTACCTGTATCAGAAACAAAAGATATACTTGCTATAGATGTAGTTCCCGGTTGCGAAGTGTTAGAATTTTGTCCGCCAGCCATTTGGCATTGAATAGCATCGTTAGAGCTATTCTTTATCTGAGGATAGAATCCATATGCTCCACCGGGTAATGTATTTTGACTGGTTGTATTCATATCTGTACCACCATAAGTTACATCACCAGTTGCAGTCTTAAGCAAAGCATTTGCAGTCGTAATAAGATTAGTTTTTAATCCTTCTGAACCCAATAATCCATAAGCCGGAGGCACTGTCCCCAGAGATACTAAAGGATAGCCTACAGTTCCCGGAGATACTGTCCCGAGAGAAGCTGTCCCTGTATAAACAGGTATTGCTCCTTCTGTTCCAAGAGCACCAGCAGCCCAACCCCATGCTGAACCATTATAAGACTTAAGGAGATTATTTGTAGAGTCATACCAAAGATCACCTTCTTGCACTGTAGAAGGTGCGGAAGTACCAACATGAACAGCACCCATAATAATCCATTCAGCGTTGCGATATTGTTTTAATATTTTGTTTGTAGAATCAAACCAAAGCATACCGGCCATAGGAGATGTCGGAGCTGTTGCCTTGATAATACATTTCTGATTGAGCTTAGTTATAACATTATCAAATTCTGTATCCATTCTTGAAGCAGTGATCGCTATTACATTATTTTTATCATCTACCCAATTATATTGTCTTGATGCTGCTGTTGACATTATTTCCTCCCTTCTAAAACGGCTCTTACTAAGAACCAATAGATATTGACCTTGGCGGCTTTAGTAGCATGACGTAATTGTAAAAACATCATCTTACCTCTGCCATATAAATCCCCGGTCATATAATCTTCATTACCTTGTGTATCCCAATAATCTACATCCCAAAGAGCTTCATCCCATAATGAGGAATCTGCTGAAATATTAATTAACTTAGTTTTTTTATTACTAGACAAAGACGATAATCCATACCAATAATCTAAATATACAGTAACATCTCTATCGCTTTGGATAAGAGTTTCAAACTCTAAAGGTTTTTTAAAATTACCTATATTTTTAAAGTATGCTCCCGGTGTAATTATTTGCCATTCAATAGCATCTCCATCATCATCATCACCATAATTAAAAGTATAAAGATAATCATCGCTTCCGGCTAACATTACTCCGCTACGCCTTTCTGTCATAGAGTAAAGATCTTTAGCAAATACCCACCTACCGGTAAAGTTACCAACATCTACAGAATAGACAAGCATCTGATGATTATTGGTAATTGGAAAGTGAATATAAAAATGATTTAGCTTATTACTGAAAGCACCGATAATATTAGTGCTATCGGTTACATCACCTATCAAATCTCTCATTAGAGGTTGGATCCATTTTGAAAGACTATCCCCGCTTAACAACTCATTCTTTGTGCTTGAGAAGATACTTGTTAATCCTTCTATAGAAGGGAATACCAGATCTCCCCCGACATAGTCAGCAGCATTTATGGAAACACAACTAGAAGAAAATATCTTAATCAAAGTAAAACTATAAACATTGCTTCCGGCCAAATATATAGCTGTATATTTTTTACCTATTATAGCAAGTAGATTAGAATCAGTTCCTCCGTAAGTCCTGAACCCAACAATAGTATCTCCTGTTGGAAAAACAGTTGATAGATCTATGGTTCCGGCATCCGTAGTTCCTGTCCAATCGGTAGCCCCATTAGCACTATCAGTTTTAGAAAAATAAGCCATCATTGGAGCTGCTGCCGAGTTTAGCCATACCTTGTCTCTATGAACCCAAACTGTATCTGCATCAGTAGGCATAGCAGCATCTACGGATAGATCCGACACAACTGCGGCTGCTGTCATCTTACGAGGAGTAGATCCGTCAACCATAATGAGCTGATTTTTAAACATTGCACATTTAACCATCACGTCATCTTTTCTGCCACCATCTATGGTATCAAAAGAATCAGAATTGTCATATTTACCCCAAGCGGTTCCGGCTCTAATGATAATATCCGTTCCACCACTATTCCATTTAGCCTCAAAGACAGTTCTTATCTTAGTAGTAGTGCCATAATCACCAGTTACCAACCCTACACTATTAAACTTAGTTAGGCCATCTCTTTGCTTTATATAGCCCTGCCCGGTTTTCTTATCGGCCTTAACATAAGCATTTTTTATATCCCAAAGGAAATCCGGGGACATATTAATCCTATCGCTTATACGATTGAGGCCTTTAAAGTTTCTAAATATTTGTTCTACTATAGGCATTATAACGGCTCCGAGAAAATGTTTTCATCTAAGATTTCAGAACCATACATAGCTCTAAACTTTGTAAGAGATCCTTCATTCATCCTACCATCACCCCATATCTTAGAATAATAAACACTTGCTTGTTCATTATGCTTGTAGTGCATAACCTTAAAGGTTACAAGATCCGGGAGAAGAGTTAAATCGAAACCTTCGGATATCCAGCATGTTTGGGATATTGGTGCTGTTCCAAACGGAGTTGGTTGGATCCAATATCTATACCTAACTATTTTACCATCTGATCCGGCTGAAGGTATAGGATAAGGCCACAATAACTGACCATACCTCATAATCTTAGTAGGTGTTCCTGTGTTAGTTTGAGTAGAATATTCCCTATCAAATCTTTGAGGAGTATAAAAATCCAGATGATTAGAATTATTATAAATAAAACTCTTCTCATCTAACTTAGTAAGATCTGAAGGAAGAGCAATAGTAGAAACTCCCTGCGATAAAGTTAATGTTCCATAAGGGCTCTTCTCTAAGAGTTTATATTTATATTCACTTGAGAGATCATAAAGACCTTCATTGATAGAATTAAATACCAACAAAGATAATCCTGATAATCCGGTAAGAGATGCAACGCTTGACTCACCAAGATTATTTAAAACTTTATTTACAATCTGCAATACTGTCTGTTTTGCCATTATTATCTCCTCTTAAAATAAACCTGCCGCTTTCAGCTTTTTTATTTTTCCATCGTATTCTTTAACCATTGATTGTAGATCTTTTGTTTGTTCGAGCATGGAATAGATATCCTTAAGGAATTTTGAGGGCTGCATAGTATTGGTAATGTTAGAATCAAGTTTGCCTACCTTATTCTTGGCCTCTTCAATCTTTGCACTAATAGCTTTCTCAACCTTACTCAGATCTTCAGATAGTTTGTTTGCATTACTAACTGATAAATCTTTAGTTGCTTTAACATTGGATTGGAAGCTAGAGTTTAAATCCTTAATGATCTCAATACTCTCCTGCCGGATATCCATACTGATATTCTTCAAAGCACCATCTAACTGTTCTATCATTCCTTTTAAACTAATAGCATAATCTTGATGAGACTTAGGTAAATTACCTATATTCTTACTTATGTTATCTAAAGATGTCTTTAGCTCAACTAAAGATCTATCGTAATTAGGGATCTTGAAAGTAGTTAATTCCTTAGCCAAAGCACCCTTGATATCCTTAACAAATCCGCTCAGAGTTACCTTCTTTAAAGACTTCTCGAAACTATCTAAACCACCATAAAGCTTCTTGAAATCATAACCAGAGATAGCCTTCTTCATTCCCCGGAAACCCTCAATCTGCTTAAGCAGCATTTCACCTTGGTTACGCATAGAGTTCCATATTAAACGAATATGATCGGTCTCAAGCTGAATAGCATTTAACTGAGGAGATGATTCCTCGGTAGCATAGATAGGGGTTGCTCCCCCGGTATCCCAAACAACAATATTAGGATGATCAGGATCCACCGGCATAGGTGCGGTATAGATCCCGGTAGAAGTTCCTAATTCAACAACACCAGTAGTTGATCGAGCTAATATTTCACTCCCGGCACTATTATAAATAGTGTATCCAACAGTAGAAAGTCCTCCCTTTCGGCTACCAAAATTTACTACATAGGGTTTATACAACATTATGCCACCAATCCTTTCTTTTTCATATCTTGGTAAAGTCTTTGCATCCTCTCTTCGTGAAGGTTATCTCTTTTTTCATTTTCTTTTCTGCAAAGCATATGATAATCGGAACAATGATTACTCCCACAATGGAGAGGCTCAAGATTATTATCCATATTGTAAGTATCGATATTTCCGGTTCTGAGCCATTTAGGAACATCTGTTTTCTGCCAATGGAACCATTTTCCACAATAGATACATCTTTTATCTCCATAAAGTTTTCCTTTTAAAAAGAATCTATGTCCACAAAATCGGCTTTGCCCCTGAACCTCCGTTGACTTACTCTCTTTAGCCCTTGAGTCAACAGCTTGCCCCTTTAAATCTTTATCAACGTACTCTCTACTTCTCGCCATTCTTATCTCTCTTTTCTATTTGTTCGTGTATCATTTTTCTTAATAATGGTTCAGCGTTTTTAACGCCATTCTCTATATCATAGTAATCAGCTTTCAGCATTAAATCTAAATGAGATAATGCCATCTCAAATTTACCCATTGCCATTAAAAGATTAGCTACCTTAAAATTAATCCGGGGTTCATTCTTTCTACAATATAAGGCTTGGAGGTAACAATCTAAGGCCGGGAAGATCCTGCCTTTCCTACCCTGAGCATCACCTAATAAACTCCATACTCGATATTGTCCCGGGAAATTATGATGGTAAACTGTAGCTTTTGTGTAGAGATCATCATCCTTGTACGCTCCCATAAATAACCATGATCTGATTGCGTAAGCTCCAAAGACAGCTCCAAGGATAAGAGGATAGTCAACTAAGATATAAGCTAAAGCCCAAACCATTCCTATCAAGGGTACATAACAATATCTTTCAGCGATAGGTTGATGAATTAGGTAGATGTTTAGCCATATTACTATGAAAGCACAAAACCACCAAACTCCTCTTCCTAAGGGATTATTATGGTTAAGTATTGCTAATGTAATTAATCCAAGACCTATTACTAATCCTCCCCAGAACCACCAATCCGCTTTCTCACATTCAATATCATCTTTCTTGCTCATTCCATAGGTAAACATAAAATGATGGTACATACCCATTTTTATAGGAAATAAACAAATAAGAAAGTAGTAACAGAAGGTTTTAACAATAACAATTAATCTTATAGGAGTAAACTTTTGTTGCCCCTCAGTAGTCATTCCTTTACGGAATTGAATTTGTCTTGGTGAATGATAGCGTGTAGTAACTAAGAAATAGAAAGGGAAAGCAAACCAAAGCCAAGGATAGATCATTGGTGCGGCAAGCCCGGCAATAGAAAGAGTGCCACTTAAGGCATAAGTAAAAAAGAATAACCATTTATGCCACATTCCAAGAAGAAGTAATATTGCTGTTAAAGCATAACCTTTACCGGATAACCATATACCGCCTTGCCCGGCCATAGGATGTATGCTAAATAGTAAAGCTGCCACGAATCCTACTTTACCTCCAAAGACTAAATAGATTAAAGAGCAAACTATAGTATGAGTAATCAAGGTTAAAAGATGAGCTGAAGGTGCATCATAATAACATTTACCTTTAAATTGCTCCCATTGTTTATGGAGAAACCTTTTCTTGGGTTTTTGATTTGAGACATCAACATCATCGCAAACATATCCATAGCGTAATGTTCTAAAATAAAAGACCAGATTGAGAAGCCATATTATTAGTAATCGATCCATCTACTCCTCCTTTGATTAAGAAACCCTACAATAAAAACAAAGAGGGGTTTTTAGCCCCTCTTAAATTTACAATGGTCTTTGTCGATACTTCATGTAGCCTTGGCACTCTCCGGCTCCTGCGGTAGAGATATTATGGTAAAATAATATCTGTCCGCCTGCACTCAGGGCATTGGCCGTTACAGTTCTAGTAGTAACCAGAGTTCCTACAGTCCCACCCGAAGGTACTGTGATCGCAGCCAGAACAGTAGAGCCTTCTCGAAGTTGTACTTTCATCAGAGAAACTCAAGTTACTGCCTCAGTGATAATTAAACCAAATTCAATTATCTCTATTGGTTCGGCAAACTCCATTTGACTTTTGTTGCCTATTTCAGCACTAAAATCAGCTTTCCCCGGGAATACCTAAATTCTCTCTATCTGATACTCCGGATCATCGTATTTCCTATCTTTTGGCATGTAACTTCTCCTATATTCAAAAGTTAGGGATTACTCCCTATCTTATGCTGGCCTTTGTCTATACTTCATGTAACCAACACATTCTCCGCCTGCGGTTGCTGCTGAAACATTGTGATAAAATAAAATATGTCCTCCAGCACTCATAGCATTAGCGGTTACTGTTCTAGTAGTAAGTAAAGTTCCTACTGTAGAACCTGATGGGATACTGATTGTTGCCAAAACTGTAGATCCTTCCCTTAACTCAACAGTGCAAGATGAAATTAACGTAACCAATTCGCTGATAATTACACCAAACTCAATAAGCTCTATTGGTTCCAAAAAGTTCATCAATCCTGCGTTACCTGCTGCTGCACTTAAATCAGCAGCGATGCCGGGGAAAGTTAAGATCCTTTCTATCTGATATTCAGCATCATCATATTTTCTACTCTTAGGCATGAAATCTCTCCTATGTTCAAAAGTTAGGGAGGAAGGTTCACTCCCTCCCTATCTATTTTTTAGCGTTAGGCCGATGTAACTTTTAAGATTCTCTCAAGACCTTTACCCTCATCTGAGGCACTATAAAGGTTATCACTGTTGAGCTTCCACATTTTTGCAAAACCAAAGATTCCATACCATGCGATACCCTTTGATCTTCCATAATCTGTAGGGATTTTCATCCTAACTTCCTCAAGTTTAGCGACTGCTTCAAGAACAGACTCTTGACCGAAGAAGAAAGCTTCTCCATAGGTGCTTGCAGTACCAACCGCATCTGAAAGGTAGTTTTTATCTAATGCAAATCTTGTGCCGTAATATTGTCCTACCTCTGAATTATGCCGGTAACTTGGTTCAGCGTACATTGCAACAGCCTGTAAATAATCATAGATTCCTCTACGAGTATTTACGGAGATTACTGCTCTGTAACTACCATCTGCAAATCTGGGAACATGCTTTTTATCCAAGAAGTCAACTACATCTCTGGTGTTCTTATCACTCATGTTGTTGGATCCAACTACTGCTGCTGCTCCATTAGTAGTAAAAGTCGTTGCGTTGGTTGCGGTACAAACTGCTCTAAAGCGAGCTTCGTCAAACTTAGCGGCTATAGCAGAATCAATTACCTCGAGCTCGTCATCTTTCAAAGCTTTAGTAGAGATGTTCTTAGGATCAAACTCTGAAAGAGTCTGCAATTTCTCGGTGTAAGGTACTGCATTTCCATACTCAGTAACCTGAACAGAATCCTTGACTACTAGCCATTTATTTTCTGGCATAACGTCAGTTTCCGTCAATGTTCCACCCTTGGTGTCAATCTTCAACGTTTTGTCAAAGTAAACTATATCTCCAGACTTAGAGCCTAAAGCTTCTTTGATGCTTACAAACTGACGATAAACAAACTCTGCTCTATTTTGTGATCTTAAAGACTTAGAAAGTTTGTTATTTGTTAAGTAACCACCTTTTGAGTTGGTTGCCCATATTTGTCCTGTTGTTGCCATTTGTAATTCTCCTTACAATCCTTTGTTTGACTGATCATCGGCACGCTCATTTACTTCACTCTCGGGAGTAACTTCCACCTCAACAGGAGGAGTTGGGGGGGGAGGATTACCTCCACCTTCCCCTTGAGATCCCGGAGGAAGCGGCTTCGGATCAGCATTTGGTTTGAAACCTGCTAACTTTTCTCTTACTTCTTTAACAGCCATGTCAATCGATTCTTTGAAATTCTTACCTGTTCGCATGATCTGTTGTGCTCGATTAGTAATAACCGGCTCAAATCCCAAGCTTACTAAATCAGGATTATCAGTTTTTACCTTGTTAACATGAGCCATAGCATCGACAGTAGGAGCTATATTATTTCGCATTTCCACAACAGCATCCTTTTGAGCCTTAGAGGTAACTCTCATCAAAAGTGCTGTAAACTTCTCTCCTGCCTTTGCCGGATCATCCTTAGCCCCTTAGAGAATATCTGCCATTTCAGCACTAACCTCACTATCCGTTACCGGAGCGATTGGTTTAGTTTCGTTTAACCTACTCTCAAGCACTGACCTTTCAGATGATAAATTTGTAATGTATTGATCCTTATTACTTAACTGTTTGTTGAGATCTTCATTTTTACGCCTCTCCTCAACTAATAAAGCGGCGGGATCTGGATCAACTACAGGAGCGGGTGGGCTTCCGCCTCCGGTTCCGATAGGTTGGTTTCCTTTATCCATAATATTACCTCCTAGGTTAATTAGTTTTTACTTTAGCTACATCTATACCATTAACAAGCCCTGCTTCTACTTTAGACTTTCTATCACAGCTCATACTCTTACAAAGGAAAACGTACCATCCTTTGCCGATACTACGATAAATACTAGCAGGTGCTCGACAATATTTACATCTCTTATTTGAGAAATAACCACGTTTAATTACTCCAGAAAATAACTTAGCTATCCTGATCAACTGCATCTATTTTCCTCAAATCCTCTCTTGCAACTTCTCCCAAGAGAATATCACTATCAATCTTACTTACTAACTCTTGTAAAGTCTTTATCCTTGACCGAGAATCTCCGCACTCATGAGCTAACAATAAAGTAAAAGCATCATTATACATTTCTTGTATAACCCCTACCAACGCTTTAAACCCGGGATGAGTTTTTAACCCCTTAAGAGCATCACTCTTTCTTTCTTGATCTAACTTGAAATCTTTATCTTGGTCTTTCATCAGCTCCCCCACCTACCGGCATTTGATTAGCTTGATCATCTAATAACTTCTTAATTTCTTCCTTAGTTCTTAATAGACTCTCATAATCTTCGATATCTGACATCTGCCAAATCTTCTTCCAAAGCTCATCAATCTTAGTCAAAGCTGTAAGAGTAGGATTCTGTAATGCTGCGGCCAAAGCTTTCTCAAGCTTCTGGATCATCTCCAGCCTATCAGCAAACATAGTAACCCCGGCAGTTTTAAAGTTATATCCCATCTCACCTTTCTTTCTTACGGCTGCAATATCAAGATAGGGTATCTTTTTCGTGCCTATTACTGTCTCAACACTTTGGCCATCAACATCCTTAGTGCCTAAGTCATCAACAGTTTTCTTACCAAGATGCTTATCTACGGCAGATTGACTAAAAAGAGTAAGATTAGTTACAATCCTAAAAATAATATTGATTATACTCATAAAGTATTCTTCTTCTATGAACCTACCTACATCAAGAAATCTCTGGTCTATAGATCTAAGCTCGAGTTGATATTCACCAAGAGTATCAGTCTTGGAAGAATCTCCTCCTGACATTGTGGATCCGGCTGCATGTTGAGTTACTCCGGAAGCATCCTGATCTATACTATCAATCATTGAGAGGCCTTTCATGATTTCACTAATGGCTGAGATTTGCTGTCTTTGGATCTTAGCTCCATTGATATCTTTCATCTTCCAAACAGCAAGAGGCTTATACTTAATAGACGTAGGATCTTTCACCTTCTGCATATCAAGAAGGATTATATCCATTGCTGATATCTTCAAACTATCAAAGCCTACGTTTACCATAGAATTAGCCAAGTCTTGTAATCCTCTGCTATTCAGCATATATCCCTTACCATAAAAATCATACTTTCTCGGTTTGATTCTTAAAGGAGCTACAGGAATAACTCCGTAAGGATTAACATCATCTCGTAAAATGTATATATCATTCAGCACAGTAATTACTTTATCCTCATAAGTCCCATCATAATTTGGAACCTTAACCCAATACTCATCGAGATTAACTTTCTTATATCTTGCAGGGATACTCATGTCTTGAGTTCCATCTATGTTTTTAATGGTAATAAACTCAGGCGAAGTATCGGAAGAGTTAGGATTCTTCTGAACACCCTCACCATCTATCTTTGAATCTAATTCTAAGGAAGCATCACTGAGGAATTTTTCAATCTTCGCCTTGTTATAAAGAGGTGTCTTATTTCTTGCATCAGCCAATAGATCAGCAATATCCTTAGAGGGATACTTGTCTATCCAAAACCTAGCTTTCTTAAAATCATGTCCCATTTCAGGATCAACTAAGCAATGATAGACACTTCTCCAAACAAAAGTTAGCCCATCTCCGGTTTTATTAATAAGGATCTTAAGGAAGGATGTTCCTAAGCCAACAGCCTCATTAAGAGCAAAGTTATTATGCTTACGAAACTTACCCATCAACATAAGGTTAGAAACTAAATCAGTTAAATGCTCGCCTTCTTCTCTATCATCTTTCTCAACCCCGGCTATCTCAAAGTTTCTCTTTCTAGGGAAAAGCATCTTATTAAGATATGAGGTAGCAGTCTCATCTTTCTTAGCCTGCATAGGGATATAAACTTTAGTCTGCCAATCTTCTTTCTGATCCCAAGCTTTAGGATGTACGCATCTAATCTGTTCTTCGCACTCATCCCAATCACTTCTAAACTTACTCTGATACAACTTTCCGGATTCCTTACATTCTTTTAGAAATTGTAACAACTCATCTTCAGTCATCTTTTTACTTTTTGGACTAGCTACATCTGCCATGCTTCTTTCTCCTTACTACCTTCTGACCATGATCTGCCATCTCTCCTCTTAAGATATGGGCAAGTCGATCTGATTGTGTAATTAGCAAAACACCTTTTATTAGGAACATGCTCTTGTTTAAACTGACAAAGATCGTTAGTAGAACAATAAAACCTTTTTACATCTTGCTTAATAGCCACCTCTACCTCCTCCAATGCCACCGCTAAAATCTACATTATTCTGAAACCTTCTCAGATCTCTTAAATCACTTCTCATTATTAAATGCCTTATGTTATCGCAAAAATGCTTATATGTTTCCTCTATGATAATCTTATCCTTTACTTCACCAGACTTAGGAAACTTCTTTTTATATCTATAAAGACTTCGCCAATGATTCCGGCACTTCTTAAGAACATGCAACTTAGGATGGTTTAATGTTGAGATGGGAAGCCGGGTATCAAATCTAAGATACTCCCTAACCTTCTTATGCCCTGTCTCAACTCCTTCAGTGCTACCATCCTCATATTCAAAACCAATATCTCCAAGCTCTTCTTTAAGAGTCTTGCCATCCTTAGAGTATCTATGATTCGCAAAGTAAGGATCTATTAACCTTAGGCCTACAATATCTCTACCCTCTGACTCTCTGAAGATCCTCGAGTAATCAACTAAGGTAAAATTGGTTGACTTGATCTTATCTAAGTCTTGAAAAGGAAACTCATTGTAGATCCAGATATCATTGACTTCATCCATCGCAGCCCATGTTACAGCAAAAGGAATTGCATCGTGAGGATCTAAAACTTGTATCCTAAACCAATGCTCAGGGATATCAAAATCATCACAAACAAAAGGTTCACCTACCGCAAAGGTAGGATAAATCCTTCCAATCAAATGAGATGGTTTACCCCGGGCTCTTGCTTCAATCTCCTCAGGATCATAGAAACTCAACATCTGAGCAATATGCTCATGATCAAGCTGGCCTCTTATCCCATGCTGTTTACAGTTATCCTCGATATCAGCATAGATAATCTTAACATTACCAAGCTTTTCACCTTCTACTTCTATTTCACCTTTCTCGGTCAAGTCCTCAATGATTTCTCCCCCGGTATCTAAGGGAGTCATGAAGATCATGATAATACCGCCTTTTCTCATACGAGCAATAGAAGCATTTAAGATCTTAAGGGGCGGAGGTTCATCAAACATAACCACACCAAGAGTAGCTGATTCATATTCAGTAACTTCTTGAGAGTAGGTCATTATATCTAAAACCCAATCACCGGCTACATATTCTGAATCATAAGTCTTACCACGCTTAGATGTTTCATACTTACCTTTCGGCCACCATGTCTTAATCTCTGTCTGGATTGCTCCAATCTCCTCAACATTTTTAGTGCTTGAGGCTATCCTTGCCCTCTTGGGGTGAGGAAAGTTATTAAAGAAAGGTTTGTCAAAGAACGGATTTTTAGAATTATCAAATATTATCGATCCAAGTATATTCGCCATCAGTGCTGTTTTTCCTACTCCGTTACCAGCACTTAAGATTACTATAAAATTATCACCGGATGCTGCCGCATTAATTACTTCTTCTTGCTTACCATTAGGATTGAAAACTCTAAATCTGTTTTCCTTGCAATACTGATCCCATTCTTCCTTGAATTGAATCTGGGATACCAACGCCTTTCTCTCCTGCGAGCTTAATAATTTGCTCATCTGTCATTCCTCCGAAATGGTAATGCTTACTATTATCAATCAAAGGTTTATCACCTTCTACCTCAGCCCTTGCTTCTCTAATCAAAGCGGCAATAGCTCCCAACTGTCTTTTCTCAACCCGGGAAATCTCGTTGCCTTCTTTATCATAATAAACTTTATCTAATCGCCATGTCATCGCTTCCCCAAGAGCTTCTTTAACTATATTAAGACGATTTGTTTTACTCATTAAGGGATGCTTTATCAGCTCTTTATCAAACTTATCTCTAAATCTTGCAATGATGGGCTGCCATTTCTTCCTAGAAACATAATTAGCCCAAATGTTATGGATAGTTACTTGAATATCAAATGTTTCTTTTAATTCTTGAACAATGCGAGTAGAATTATATCCTGCGGCTATTAGTGAGCAAACAAACATTCTTTGTTTACCTGAGAGCTTTGGTTTCCTTATATCTGCTTCCATTTATTGTATCCTTCGATAATCTCTTTAATGTAATCTCAATAAGACTCTCATTGAATTGTGCTAACACTGTCAATACTTTTGCTAGTTGAGTTGCATCAGTGGAGAATGTTATCGTTGATGAACCATCACCATACGTTCTGATGACTTGTTTATGAGGATCTAAAGAGACTTCTAATTTAACCTCTTTCACAATTAAATTATAACATATTCAGGGAGTAAAGTTTACCGGAAAGTTTAAAAGGCAGATTAATTAATGGAAATAAGAAATTTTACTTCATCTCTCCCCCCTTGCGTTTATGATTGCTTTTGTATCTGTTTTTTAAGTGCTTTGACATACCATACATTATCAATATCGTTATTTGTGATTTGTTTTAGTTGTTCTTCGTTTTCTATTTCTGAC